TTGGAACTGAAGTAATCACCTTAATGAATACCTCATCAGCATTTACGTTTAATCCTCTTGCCGCTCGTTTAACTCTATTATAAATTTTTTGGGGGTTGAACGAAACTTCATCCCCCCCTCTTTTTCTTATCTTTAATGACATCATATTAAAAATCGTCTGTAAATGTTAATGACTCACCCAATTTAGCTTTTTGGTACTCCATAGTTCTTGATTCAAAGAAGTTACCCTTTGTTTCAACAGCAATTTGTTCCATAAACTTAAATGGTTGTTCTACGTTAAATTGTTTTTTACAACCAAATTTAACTAATAACCCGTCTGTTACGAATTCAAGATATTGTTTCATCAAGTTTGAATTCATACCAATTAAAGATACTGGTAATGATTCCGTGATAAATTCTTTTTCAATCTCTAAAGCAGATAGTAAGATTTCTTTAATTCTTTTTTCTGTTGGTTTGTTCTCAACGTGATTGTTAATCAGATGAATAGCAAAATCACAATGTAAGTTCTCATCTTTGAAGATTAATGAATTAGCGTTACACAATCCTTGCATAATTCCTCTTGATTTCATCCAAAAGATAGAACAGAATGACCCTGAGAAGAAGATGCCTTCAACCGCTGCGAACGCAACTAATCTTTCTTGGAAGGAAGCATTTTCAATCCAATCAAGAGCCCATTTAGCTTTCTTTTGAACTGCTGGTAATCTATCAATCGCGTGGAAACATTCGTCTTTCTCTGTTTCATCAGAAACATAAGTGTCAATCAATAATGAATACATTAACGAGTGAATGTTTTCCATCATAATTTGAAATCCGTAGAAGAACTTCGCTTCAGCATATTGAACTTCTTTTAAGAAATTCTCTGCCAAGTTTTCATTCACAATACCATCAGACGCTGCAAAGAACGCCAATATGTTTTTAAGGAAAAATCTTTCATTATCAGACAAGTTTTCCCAATCTCTAATATCATTAGATAAATCTACTTCTTCTGCCGTCCAAAAAGCCGCTTGATGTTGTTTATAAAATTCCCATATGTCGTTATGTTCGATAGGGAAGATAACGAATCTGTCATTGTTTGGTTCTAATATTCTTTCTTTCATATTAATTAATTTGTTGTTGGTTTTTTTCTTTTCTCTTGTCTAGCAAGTCCTTAATTCTCTGTCTATTTCTTTCTTCGGTTTGTTCTTCTAAACCTAAGAATGTTACTGAACTTTCAGTATCAATCTCCAACATACCGTTATCAAATTTACAATTCTCGAATACAACACCATCATCACCAATACGTGATTTAGTTATCGCTATCGTTGCTAATTTCATTTCTTTTTGTTGTAGAGATTTCGCCACGGAAATAATTACGTGACCTACTTGAGCTTTCTTAATAGAACCCCCCATTTGGTCGGTTGTTACAACATCTGATGATATTGAACTTCTATTACCCTGAGTTGCTGTCCACCCTACCAAGTCAAGTTCGTGACACATAGATTCAAAACCTCTCATCACAGACCCTTCAGATTTCCATTCATCCCCCAAGTTTTTATCAGGAACTACACAATCAATGTAGTCCAATAATACCATATCAATTTTGTTTCCTTCTGAAATCATTTTTCTAATTTGATTCTTAATTTGCATCATTGTTACGGTGTCAGATGGAAGTTTTTTAAGTATCAATTCATTAGGCATTTTTTCCTTAATCTCTTGAACTTTAATCATTACTTCATCCTTTTTTAACGACAATTCATCCGGATGGATTTTTGTCCATAATGTAATGTGTTTACGTTGGATAATCTTCGGGTTATCCTCAAAGAATATTTGTAAAACATTATACCCCAAATTAAATGCGTGATTCGCAATTTTTGTAAGTAATGTTGATTTACCTACACCTGTTGGAGCTAACACTACACCGATTTCTCCTTTAGCAAGACCACCTTTTAAGAGTCTATCTATTCCCGGAATACCCATTGGTATCGGATGACGATAATCCTCGTTTAGAACATCATCTAAATTACTAAAAACACTTTCAGTTCCCTTATCGTGTTCTCCAACTTGTAATGCCTTACTAACCATCTCCTCTAATGTGTCATAACTCTCAAATTCACCAGTGTCGATGATTTTTTGAGCTTTAACCATTACTTTCTGTAACTCCTGTTGTTTACAGAACTTCATTGATTTTTCCTGTACAAATTCAGCACCTTCAAGCGTAGACTCCTTAACTTTTGTAAGGGTATCAATAATGATTTTTGCCGCTAAGGGTTGTTGTATCTCAGATTTTGTAATTTGTTCTAAGGTGTCAAAGGTTGGTGTGTGTTCGTATTTTGTGTAATACTCTTTAATCATTTGAATGATTAGTTTGAAGTATTTATTCTCAAAATAACTTGTTTCAATCACATCTATAATAGACCTTGAAAAGTCTTTGTCGATTATGATTTGGTTTAATAATTGTATCTGAAATGTACTACCTAGATACTCGAAATTTTTGTTTGACGCCATATATTTTTTCTTTTAGTGTAATAATAAATACTACACACTTAGGGTAACATCTATATATTTTTTTGTTAAATTTTTAGATGAAAAGATGTCAGTCAACTCCATCAATAAGTTTTTTAGGTGTGGGCGTACATCCACAGTATATCTTATCTTTGGAGGGTATACTTTAGCATCTACCTGTCTATGACAAATTGTCATATCATTTTGTTTGATAAAGATGTTAAAGTACTCAGGACCATCCGTATAAGACGTGTCCAAAATAGTTGGATTATTAATAATTTCGTACATATTGTCCGTCATATACGTTACGGTTTTTAATGATAATTGTGTGTGAATATCTTCTTTAAATTCACGAAGTAATTCATAAAGTTCTAATGAGTTTTTCGCCTCACTATTAAACTCTCTCACGTTAAAAAATCTCTGTACAATGATGTTATCATTTACCATCATTAAGAATTCTAGTTTTACCGAATCTTGGTCTTTCATAGTTTTAATTAATTGTTTTTAAAATTTCTTTTTTCTTTTCTTGTTAGTTTTAAAAAGGGTCTAACAAAATTAACCCAAGCATCATCCCCTTTTGGTAGATACTTAAAAAACCCGTCTTCCATCATCATTTTAATAAGGCCTCTATGACCCCTTCCATCAGGGTCTAAAGTTTCTTTATAATACAATTCAACAAGTTCTTTAGCATCATCACTAATCAGAGGATTTGATAAATTTATAATTTTTTCATTTATTACAAAATATTCGTCCCCATAAACACCACTTTTAGTTTTACCGGATAACAAATTTTGTAATGTTTTATTATCCTTATTCTCCTTCAGAAGGATTTCCGCCTTTTCTAAAATATCGGTAATTGAAACCGGTTTTTCAAGTAACTCAGGAAAAAACTTAATAAGAGTTTTTTCACCCAACCCATATATCCCATCAATATTGTCAGATTTATCCCCCGATAATATTTTATAAGTTCTAATGTTTTCGTGTGGAAATTCGTAAAAATCACACTTGATTTTACTACCTAACTGATAAGTTTCTTTAGTTCTTGGATAATACACCGATACCTTATCTGATATAAGTTGAGTTAGGTCTTTATCCCCCGAATAGATGGTTTTTTGTTCGTTTTCAGAGATTTGGCAATAGTAAGCTATCAAATCATCCGCTTCATTATTATCTACGTTGATTTGTCTTATATAACAATCCTCCAAGTATTGTTTGATTCTTTCTTTCTGCTCAGTGAAAGAATCTAACTTATACTCGTTGTCTCTGTCTCTACGTTGTTCTTTGTATTGGGGATAAATAAGTTTTCGAGCCGAAGAGTTATCATCACCGTCCCACATAACAACAACCTTATCAAAGTTTTGTTCGTCTATGAAACGTCTAATGGTATTAACAAAGTGCCATAAGGCACCTATGTGTTTTCCATTGTGATAATAATCTTTAACCCCGTGGAATCCAATCTTTATTAAATTGTTTCCGTCAACCAAAAGTGTTTTAGTCACTTGTTTTTGTTTGTATTCGTTACTGTAAAATTTTGTTACTCTTTTTCAAATTATCTTCAGCCCACAAGGGTTGGAGATTTTCATAATGACATAACTTATAAAGTTCGTCTTCTGTTTTTGCCGATGATAATGGAATGATGTGGTCAATATGGATATGTTGTCCCAATAATTCCCAACTCATACCTTTTGTAAATTGTTTTTCTAAATGTTGTTTTAAAAATTCGGGAGAACATCCTACAATATCAAAGGTTTTATTTTTTTTAGAAATTTTAAGAATATTCAAATATTTCCATATCCTACATCTCATTCTGTTTGTTAAATTAAAAACAGGGTCATTTACTCTCCTTTCTTTTCTTTGTTCTTGTTTCCTTGAATTATAATTTTTCCGGTATTCTTTTCTTTTTTCCGGATTGTCTTTATAAAAATTTTTAAGTTTTTCTTACATCATTGTAGGGTTATCAGTTCTACTAGACATTTCATAACTTTTTACACATAATTTACAATCAGGTCTTAAACCATCTTTTTTAGTTATGTCTTTACGAAATTCCGAAACATTTTGTGTTACCCCACATTTAGAACAAACCTTAGTTTCCATTTTTAATTATCTTCTTTTTCTTCTTTTAAATCAAAATCACCATCAGTACCAATAATAGTTTTCCAATAATCGGCATATTCTTTTTTATATTTTTCAATATTTGATTTTTCTTCAGTAGCATCTTTACCCGCTAAAAATCCGTGTGGAGTTACAATAATACGTCCATCTTCATAACCCAATCCGTTAATATGGTTTTTTAATACCGAAACTTTACTCCTAACAGCAAATTTAATACTTCTCTTGTCTTTGGTCGCAGTTATTTTGTTTGTTCCAGCACCTTTTTGATTCCCAAATAAAAACACTAAAGATGAATTTAACCAAATAGCATTACCACCCTTCGCCATAATTTTAGGTTGTCCAAATGGATTATCAGGCAACTCAACCCAAGGTTGGTTTACAATAATCAAAGTATTTTCATATTTTGAATCTGCTTTACGAGACCCCGATATTCTTTGATTAATACCCATACCTATTTTATCCGATAATGCCGACGCGTTGTGCATCTTACCACCTTTACCCTCAAATGTCATTTTACAAGGGACAGAACCAACAGAATCCCACATAATACATAAACTATAATCTAATTCACCTTTTTCTTGAGCATCTAATAATGAATTAATATAATCAGTAATTTCTTCAATATAATTAAAATTGTTATTGAATATATAAAATCCATCCCAATCTAATTCTCCAGTTTCTTCATCAACTACTTCTTCACATTCAAACCCCATTAACTTAGCGTGTTCAAATGACCATTTCTGTTCAGTAATTATGAATACCGGTAAAATACCTTTTTTCTGAGCATTAACGGCGGTTTTTACCAAAGCCGTTGTTTTTCCTGTGTCTGAATGACCCAAGAACATATTTAAGTGTCCTATAGCCGGACCAGGTAATCCAACAGCGTCTAAAAAGTCAGGACCTAAGTCAAAAAAACTTTGTGGTTTATATTTTGCTGATGTTGAAAATTTGTCCTTAATGGACTTAAAATCGTGTTTTTTAATCGCCATATGTCTAATTAATTTAATTTTTTAGTTTGTTTAGACAAGTTGGACACCAAGTAATCTCAGTGCCCAAGTTATATGTCTAAGTTTTGTTTGATTAGAATGGCATATCATCATCACCTTCAGCATCCGCTTGTGGGTCAACCGGAGCCGATGGTTTAGAACCACCAAATGACATCTCATCAGAATCAGAGTTACCATAATCGTAACCACCTTTATCTGAGTTCCATTTTGGAGTTTCTCCTCTTGCAATAGCTTCTAAATATTCAACAGGTTTTTTAGAATAAACATCTTCCCAAGTTAACTCATCGTTAATCCAAGATTCCGCAGTTCCTTTATTCTCGTGAATAGGCCCCGCATCATCATACATAACTGTTTGAATTACTGTATAGTAAGCTCCTTTTGGAGTTTTAGCTTTAGTTAATTCAAGGATAAGGTCTCTACCTTTTTCAGGGTCAGCAATGTCTCCTTTGTTTCTGTAGATAGGAATGATTTTGTCATAGATACCTTCATTTTTGTAGTTAGATTTGAATCTCCAAAATTTAACACCGTCTTCTTCGTTATCTCTGTCAATAACTTTAACGATGTAAAATTTACGTGCCAAGTAATTTGACGCCAATTTTTTATCTTCCTCTTTCCCTGTTGAACGAAGTTCTTCGTATACTTCGGTTAAAGGTGAACGTTCATTGTCGTTTTTTCCCGGGTCATAAAATTTTTGGAATTTTCCGTCAACTTGAATCTCGTGGTACCAAACTTCTTTAAATGGTGAAGAACCATCTGTGGTTGGTAAGATTCTTAATCTTCTTTGGCCTTGAGTTTCCTTATCTTGAAGGATTGCCGCGAAGTATTTTTTCATTCTTTCTTCTTGTGTAAATTTTGAGGTAGAAGAAGTACTACCTTGTTTTGCTTTCTCGTATTGAGCCAAAACTGCGTCTAATGAATTTGTCGCCATAGTG